GCTTTACGGAGTGCCGAGCATCAAAGTCGGCTACGAGCTGGTTCCGCAAGGGAGAAACCCAACCGTCGATGCAATCGAGGGCGAGGCCGAAATCACCCTGGTTGACCTGCCTCACTGGCCTGCTGTTCTCGATGCGCTCAAGGCAGGCGGAGTGCGAGACGGGCAATACCTGGTGGACGAATACCGCGAAGTCATGACCGCAAACTGCAACCAGCTCTACACCGCTGAAGTGTTTGTTGTCGAGCAAATCATTAAATGCGGCCGGTCATCACGACGGGCTGCGAAATTGTGTTTGGAAGGTTTGGAAGTGTTACGCGAAAGGATTGTTACATGAACGAGAAACTTGACGAAGTGATGGCGAATGCAGCTAAACTGCTGGAGGAAACCAAGGACGAAATTCGGAACGGAGTTACTTGCCTGCTGGAGCTTATGAAAGAAGACCCCTCGGGGGATTTTACCGATAAGTTTTCGCATTTCATCAACGAAATGTCGGAGAACGGGCAGCAATACATGCAGTCGGACAACGAGCCACAGCAGATTGTCGGCTCTGTTGCGAGCTTCACTTCCATGATGGCATCCATCGGCTACATGACTTGCATGACCGAGATCATTCACGCAAATTCTTGCGAAATCAAAAGGCGAGAAGCCGAAAAGGCCAAGCGAGCGGAGCAGGAACAACCGGCTGTCGCCGAGCAGGCCTCCGAGCAGGAGGAGAAGGTCGAGGTGGCAAGTGGTCAGTAACAAAGACGTGAATGAACTGCAACTGGCTGTGCAGTTTGGAGCGAAATCCTATCCAGACCGCAGGCACAGCGAAAAGCACTATTGGTTTCGTTATGGTGACTACGATATTTGGCGTCACCTACACGCAAGCAAAAAGGAAAAGCGAGAGGTCTGGGTCGTGGCAACTCGAGGCCGAGTCGGAGGAGAAAAGGCCTGGCTTGGTCCGGTTCGGTTCTACAGTCTCAAGGAAGCATTCAATGCAATCTTTCAGAATGACTGGCGAAAGGCCGAACACCAGCAGTCTCACGTCGCTCATCCGACGCAAAACCGGAAACTCCTGGTCAACATCAGAGTCACCGAGGACGAGTATTACCAGCTGAAGAAACGAGCAGGTTCCCGCAGCGTGTCAGATTACGTTCGCGAAACTTGCCTGTCAGAATAACCTTCGGTTGTTCATCTTCAGCGCAGATTGCATCTCGAGAATGCGGCTCCCGGCGTTGGTGGGCGGAGGTTCAAAACGCTCGGGGGCCGCACCTCCTGTTTGATAGAAGATACTGAGCTTGTTGAAGCTTCCACTGCATGCATCGACCTGGTCGGCAAACGTCGCCTCCGGGAATGCGGTCATTTCATCCAGCAGGTCTTCCGTCCAGCTGGCTTTGACGACTGCGACGTTCTGGGCCTCGACCTGGCTAGCCAAGCCCATCGCTCGCACCACCTTCGCCGGCCCTGGGAGCTCGATGCCATCCTTCTTGCGATTCCTCGCACCGCCGACCACGTCTAAAAACACGGGAAAGCCGGCAAGTTTTGCGACGTCCATCTGGCCGATTTCTTTACCGCCCGAGCCGCCTTCCTGCTCGATGTAGATCACCACCTCGCCACCGTACTTTTCCTGGTCGCGCTTGGCCACCTCGAGCATGTTTCTGTCGCGCTCGGCAGGGTGCCACTGGCCTCGGACGACGTCTTCAATGATCACTTTGTACGGCCGGGCGTCGTGAGGCATGCAGAGCAGAGCACCAGCAGAGTAGCTGCCTTTGTCCAGGCTGGCTGCGCGGTCCCAGTAGCGGACTCGCATACCTTGCCTGGGAACCTCATGCGGAGCAATCAAGTGAAAGTTGTCTCGAGCGAACAGCAGACCGGCAACATCGACGAATTTTCCTGCCAGCTCCTGCTCTCGCATGGCGGCAGTGTAGACACCAGAGATCAGGTCAACGTATTCAGCAGCAAGAAACGGATTCTCACTGCTATGCGCCTGGATGAGTGTCGTGTTTTTTTTCTGGCGATACCATTGAGTCCCAAACTGGTGAAGGTTCTCGGGATCTTTCACCACCGTGCCAGCATCGACCAACTGGAAAAATTCCTTGAACGTCCAATGAGTCCTGCCCCGAGGCGTGAACGTCAGAAGGCACTGACCCATGCGGCCTCTGTAACGCAGGATCGCGACACCGATGCGAAACACGTCTTCGTGGCAAATCGATGCTTCGTCGATCCAGAGCATAGGCTTGCTTGGACCGCGAAGTTTGTCTGGGTCTTCGCCGCTGCGGAAAGCGATCTCGGCTCGGCCACCGTCGTGCGTTCGAAAGTACGCGACCGGGTACGGGCTGGTCTTGGTTCGAATCAAGCGACCTACGCTTCGTGCAGCTTCGCAAAACGTCGGGAACGTGGTGTCGCCAGCAACGACGTAGGTTGGCGAGACAGCCATAACCTGCCATCCGTCTCGGGCGTCGTTGAGAACCTTCAGCGCTCCGGTGTAGGACTTGCCGCTACCGCGCCCGGCAACAAACCCGACGACGAAAGACTTGGCGTCGATAAACTGACGCTGCTTTTCGTACATTCGGTGGATTGTCTGGAGACGACCGTCAGCTAGACGAAGATCCTTCGTCGTCAGCTCCTTCGACCTCTTCCACTTCTTCGGTAGACCTATCATGCACCACTCGCTGGGCAAAATCCACGGCATCGATCACTTGAGGCAAGGCCTGGCGGTCCTTCACAACGACGAAGCTTACAGCAGTGTCGAGGCTGTGATCCACACCTGGGTCGATACGTTCCAGCAAGGCAAGGCGGTCTCGGTTGAGTGCGCTCAGTTTGCCGTATAGGTTTGCTATCGCGCCGAAGTTGATTTCACCTTCTTCTGTCAGCGCTGCCGACTCGGCGAGGCGGATGTTGCGCCAGATACCCTCTTCCTGGCGTTGCAGGCGAGCCCATTCCAGCGCAATCCACTTCTCGACCGACTCAGCCAGGCGCTCGCGATAGTCACCCATCGCCTGCTCGACTAGGCCCCACACTTTTCCGACGCTGCACTTTAGCTTGGCAGCGATCTCAGCCTGGGTGTAACCGCTACTCAGCAGCTCGAATGCCAGGAGCGCGGCCTGTTCGTTCGCCAGTGCGCTTGCGGTTCTTTTTGGTCCGCGATTGCTCGCCTTCCGCTTCGTCGGAAACTCCTGCGAAAGCGACTTCGCCAGTTCCTTCTTCGTCGGTTGCTTCTTGCGAGGCATCGTGCTTTGGTCTCGAGTTCAGGATTCGAACGACTTGATCGTAATCAACGACGCAATGAGTTGCGCGGAGCGCTGCCAGGATTCGGCCTGGTCGAATGCCGTCGTCTGCCATCGCGTAGATCCTCTCGACGGTGTCGAGCTCTGGGTATGAGTCGATCACGGCAGCAGCCAGCATGTTCTTCGCATTATACAGGTCGTGGTTGATTGCCATTCGACCGTTGATTGCATCGACCGATACCATCTGCGCGATCATCGGATTGGCCAGAGCAATTTCCTTGGCCGCGTCTCTCACTTGGTCAATGGTCAAGTGCTTCATCCTGGCACACTGCTCAAACGTCATGCCTGGAAGGCTGAGCAGTTCTTCGATTGACTCTTGAGCTGGTTCATCACCAAACTCACTGTCGTGCTTGCGGTTAGGCAAAAAGACGTCAGTGTCCCAACCGCCAAACTCCTCGCAACGCTTCACCCAAGCCTCTTCGACTTTGCGATCCCTGGCCACCTTGGCTGGGTTGACCCAATTCGAGGTGTGCTTTCCTGGATTGAGTTTTTCTTCTTCGACCTTGGTGACGTCAGGGTTCCCCAAATCGTCGAACCAGAAATACATTCGAGCGACTTGCTGAGCGCTCATGTTGGGCAAAGACAACAGCTGCGCGACCGTTTCGATTTTCTCTGGAAGGTTCTCCTCAGCTGCTCGGGCCACGGCCTGGAATGAGTCCCAGATATACTTTTCGCCGCCTGGGTCGGTGTTTTGCCAATCGTCTTTTGCTCGCTGGGCCCAGTCGATGACATTCCTCAAAAACTCATCGATGGCAAGGATGGTTTCCCAGGAGGAGCGGTCAAAGACCTGTCCAGCCTGGAATTCAGACATTAGCCAGGTGATCTCTGGCTCGAGCGTCTCCAGGCTGCGAGAGACGCCTCCAGACCAGGAAACCATCACTGGCTGTTTGTCGGTTCCCCAGTCGTCCACCTTCTGAACGAAAACTTTCCAAATCGCCAGAACGTCAGCCTTTTTTTTAATCTCAGACATGAGACCCCCAATAGAGAAATGCCGGAAAAACGCGGCAGTAGACTATTGGCAAAAGGCTATTTCGGTCAAACCTTACTACGGCTCCCAGGTCGAGCCTGTCGCTGGAACAGCTGAACGTCGGACCTTCACTACGGGAGCCGGCTCTGGCTCTTTCTGTTCCGCTGTCGAGTAAGTCATCGTCTCTCCGCACCAGGTCAACTCGACCTCGCCGCACCGACCGTGGCGATTTTTAGCCAAGATGATTGTGCCGTCGTGACTGTCTCGGCTCTTTCGGTGGAGCAGGATCACCTGGTCGGCATCCTCTTCGATGCTGCCTGACTCCCGGAGCATGGCCAATGTCGGCTTTTCGCCTTCTCCCTGGCGATTGAGCTGCGCCAGGACCAGAAACGGAATTCCGAGCTCTCGAGCGGCTGCTTTGAGCTGTTTGCAGATGATCCCGACAATCTCATGGCGATTGGAAATTTTCCGGTCATTGAGCTTGAGGAAGCTGATGTAATCGACGACCACCAGCTTGATCTCGTGCCGCAGCCTGGCCGCTTTCACGGCAACGGTAATGTCTTGGACCGTGGCACCAGGAGGGTGAAAAAACGCAATCGGCAGAGCCCCAACCTTTTTCGCACTTTCGTCTAGCGAGTCGAAGTCGTACTGCGTCATCGTCTGCCCACCACCGCGCAGCTTGCTGAGGTAGACGCCGGAATCTCGAGCGGTGATCCGGTCGTACATGTCCTCGTTGTCCATTTCGAGAGAGGCAAAAAACACACCTCGGCCAAATCGTGCGTTGAACTCGGTGATTTGCAGACTTAGAGCGGTTTTCCCGACCGAGGTCCGCGCCGCCAGGAACGCCAGGTCGCCAGGCCTGAGTCCTCCCAGGAGAGTATCGACCTCGAAAATGCCGGTCACCACCGAGGCCTCTTTGTCTTTCTTTTTTTCGTCAACCCACTTCGCCACCAGCTGGTCTGCCCAAACGAAATCGGTGGCCTTCCTGGCCCGAATTGCATCGACCTGCGACTCGAGATAGGCCAACAGATCGTCTGGCTGCTGAGACATAATCTGCTCAGAAACCTCCTCGGTAATCCTTGCGATCCGCCAACGCTTTGCGGCATTCATAACTCGCTGGCAATGGTGCCGGAAGTCGTACTGAGCAAACCCGCCGACGTCGATGAGTCTTGCCAGTTCAACCCGGTCAATTCCGCAGTCTCGGATGGCTTTGACCGAAGCGGCCTCGTCCCATCCAAGCCCGGCCAGCCGGAGGGAAAGCAACTTCGAAAACAACTCCCCGTAGGAGGGTGTTTCGAAGTCGGTTTTGTCCAGTCCAACCCGTGCCGCCTGCTCGGCCAGGGCCGGGTTAACCAGCAAAGCACCAACCAGGTGCAGCTCGCTGTCAACAAACGGCTCATATCGGCTGTTTTTTGTATTTTGCGTTTTAACGCTCAAATTTCGATTCTGGCTCACTTTCGCTCTCCTTTGGCTGTCTGGACGTTTCAGGCCTCAATCGCTCGCTGGCGGGCCGGTTTTGTAAGGTTTTGGATAATCAAATGCCTATCAGGCAGGCTGACGCTTGGTTTTTGGTGCTGGTTCGTGCTTCTGCTTCATTTTCTCCAGGGCTGTTCGGCTGAGCAGCTCAGGTCTGGTTTGCCAGAAGGCCTCCCAGAAAACGTAGGGGCCGCTTTGGCTGGCCTGCTCGGCGACCTGGCGGTATTCGTCATCGACCAGCCAGGAGACGATTTTGCCTCGAGCATCGACAGTCGCCAGTTCGACCGGCTTCCCCGCAAACGGGCAAAGAGCGACTCCTCGCTCGTTGACTTTCAAGGTGGTGTAATTCCAGGTCACTGAGCGAGACTCGGCGGCTTTCGGCTCTTCCTTCGGCTTCTTCGCGAACCGGTCACTGTCGAAAATTTGCCCCTTCGAGCCGCCCATGACGCTCGCATCCAGGTCTCGAATCGCCTTCTCAACCCCTCGCTCAAGGCACTGCTTGAGCTGGAGCTCTTGTTGAACCGGGTTCAGCCGGCCGTCGCAGGCGAGCCGGTAGTCCAACCAGCGCGACCAGGCTTTCTGGAACTCTGGGGTTCTAAGCGGCTCCGGCAGGTGGTCTTCAACCGCCGCAGGCTTTTCCCACCGACCCGACCGGTTTTCGGTTTTCCCGGAAGAAGGTGTCGGGTTGGGTTGATCATGTTTTTTAGAAAGATCCAGAACAGAAGAAGAAGTCTCTTTAGAAACCGAATCCGAGACCGAAACCGAGACCGAAGGCTTTTGGTTGGGTTCAGCCTGGGTTTCTGTTTGGGTTAACCGTTGGGTTTTGTTTGGGTTATCAACTGGGTTTCGGTTTGACTTCGGCCGACCGCCTAAACTTCCGTTTTTTGCCTGCTTTTCGCGGTACGCCTGCTGCTTCACCCGCTCGGCCTCGAGCCGCTCGTTGTACCAGTTACCTTCTTCGTCCTCGACAAACTTGGACGCCAGGACAAACCGAATTGTATCCTCTGGGATACCCCTCGCAGAACCCAAAGCAAAAGCCAAAGAAAACCCACCGCTTTCCCATTGCAGGCAAAGCAGGTCGATGTACGCAGCTCGCTGGAGGGGGGTTAGCCCAAGGGTGCCCATCCACCAACTCTCGGGGTAGAAGCTAAATGCTGGTGACTTTCGTGCCATACAACCTCCATTGCACAAAAAAACCCCGACGAGCCGATGCAGCGACTCGCCGGGGGTCCAGACCGGGGAGTGAGCGACCCCGGTGATGATATTTTTGATTTGGCCTGCATGCCAGCCGGAAGTCTAGTGACACTCCGTTTCTTCGTCAATAGCCTGCTGGCTATCCGCACGCTGGGCAGCGGTAGAAACGATGGGGGCCGGATTGCCATCCGAGCTGCTCCGGCCCCCAAACTCAACAAAAGCTCGGGCGGAGTTTAGTGCCAAAGGCGTTGCTTGGCAATAGCCAAACGGCTATTATTTGCCCGCCATCCACAGGCAAGGACAGAAATGAACGCAGCAGCAGCAAGCAAGAGAATCGCAACCAACCTGGTAAAAATCCGCCAAGCCCGCAACATCAGTCAGCGAAAGCTGGCCGAAATGCTCACCGGTGCCGGAACTACCACCGTAAGGCAACCGCAGGTCAGCGATATGGAGCGAGGCCGGAACCCAAGGATTACCGTCGAGACCCTCGAGCGACTGGCAAACGTCCTCGACGTTTCCGTGGCTGAACTGCTGCGCTAAGCGGTCTTGCGAGTCCGCTTCGGCTTCTCGTCGCTCGGCAGGGGTGCCAGGAACGCTCGCACGTCAGTCTGAAACACTTCAGCCAACTTCTCGAGCGTCTCAAGGCGAATGTCGTCCCTTCCGGTCTCTATCGCACAGTAGCTCGGCTGGGCCATCCTTAGCAGCTGCGCGGTGTATCTTTGGCTCCAGCCTGCCAATTCCCTAAATTTCTTGAGATTAAAGCAAACAGCTCTTCTCAGCGGGCTGATGGGCTTTTTCCGCTTAGAACGGTCGTGATAGCCAGAAGAAATGGTCATTTCATCTTTCCATCGTATGGTGGGAATGAAACGGGGGACTAGGGTTGAGTGCGGATAATAGGAGTCGAACCTACACGACCTTGCGGTCACTAGAACCTGAATCTAGTGGTGAACGGTTGTAGCGGTTGTATTCAAAAGTCCACGGGTAACGAATGGAACGTCTCGAAAAGGAAAACCCCTAAGGCAAACTAGGAAATAGGTAGAAGCCTGCACGGATGGTTTGATTATCTTGTCGAATGAAAGGGAATCGACATGGTCAAATCTCTATTGGTTTTTGTGGACGATTACTCGCTCGAGAACGACATAACCAAAAGTTCGATTGAGCAGTATCAAATCGCGGTCAACCGATTTTCGGTATGGCTTGGTAGACCAGCGATGACGACCGACCTGGAGCCACAGAAGGTAAACGCGTTTCTCAGGGACTACGCCGAGCAAGTGTCAGCGCACACTGCCCAAAGCAAACGAAGAAGCTTGCTTGTGCTTTGGCGAGCAGCAGCGGAGAAAGGCCTGGTTGAACTTCCAGGTAAGATCAGGCAGATCAAAGCACAGAAGACTCTCCGAGATTACTGGTCGCTCGACCAGGTACGACAGCTCGTGACGGTCACGTCTGCACTGACAGGACGCTTGCCTGTCGTCGAGATCAATCGAGCTGATTACTTCACTGGCTTGGTGCTCGCTGCATACGAGACTGGTCTGCGAATGGCCGACCTGCTCAAGCTTGAGCGGTCGTGTCTTCAGGGAGAGTGGTTTTCAATCACGATGCAGAAGACCGGCATTGTCCACTGGTGCCGTCTCAACGAAGAGACCAAACGTGTCATCATGAGGACGTATGATGACTTCGCGCCACCTCGGAAATTGTGTTGGCCGACGTGGGGTCGAGGTGATGCTGCGAGCCAGGCAAAGCTGGTCCGAAGAGAGCTCCTCAAATCGATGAAAGCCGCAGGCCTGACTGCCAGCGACGGACCATTCAAAATGCTGAGGCGGAGCAGCATCAACGCAGTCGATCAGCTTCAGCCTGGTGCAGGCCAAAGGCAAGCTGGTCACACATCTGCAACGACCACGCAGCGGTGGTATTTGTCAGACGATGCCGCGAAAAACAGGCCAACTCCAGCGTGTGCGATCAGCTGAACATCTTTTTTTCAAAAAATGTCCAATCCTGGGCTTGATGAGGTATAGCCAGACACCTATCATAGCCGACAACACATGTGGCACTAAACTCAAGGAAGGAGCAAGCCATGTTGGTTCTTTCGAGGCGAAAAGGCGAGTCAATCACGATTGCCGGTGGAATCACGGTACATGTCCTGAAGGTCTCGGCCTCAGAAACAAGGGTCGGAATTGAAGCACCAAAAGACGTCAAGATTTTGAGAAGTGAGTTAAAACCCAAGGAGTATGCAGATGAGTCAACAAGTGACGCGCGACCGGCTGACCAGGCTGGGCGCTAGTGACATTCCAATCATTCTCGGGCTGAGCCCGTATGCGAATGCGTATACGCTTCACCTCGAGAAGACCGGCCAGCTGGAAGAGTGGATCGGAAACGATGCCACCGAAGATGGCAAGCTGTTCGAACCGGTCATTTTGACCAAGGCAGAGCAGAAGCTTGGCCGCATCGAGCGAGACGTTTTTTTTCCGTGCCCTCTGGGCAACCCGATTGGCTCAACGACAGACGGCATCGTTATTGAGAACGGGCATGTCGTCGAGGCTAAAACAAGCGGCATGGGTGACCGGCCTGTCGTAGGTCAATGGGGAGTCGAAGGGACCAACGAAATCCCGGAGCAGTACCTGGTCCAGGTCCAGGTGCAAATGCACTGCGCTAAGACAGACACTGCTCACGTCGCAGCTTGGCTCGGCCACCGTGGCATTAAATACTACCGGGTCGAACGAGACCAGGAAGTAATTGACCAAATCATCGCCATGGCAAGCAGCTGGTGGCAGAAGCATGTCATTGAAGGTGTTGCACCATCGGCGAGCGACCCGCCTCCAGTAGAAGTGTTCAAGCGGCTCAAGAGAGAGCCGAGCAAGGTGGTCTCGCTCAAGAAGAGCGTAGACAAGCTGGTCGAGCGGTGGGAAAAGGCCAAGGCCAAGGAATCAAAGGCCAAGGACGCTCAAGAGAAAATTAAGGCCCAGCTGCTGCTGAGCCTGAAGGACGCCGAGCAGGGAGTTACCCCTGGAGGCATTGTATTGACCTATTTCGAAAGTGAGCGACGGGGTTACACCGTTCAACCGTCGAAAACCCGAACTTTCCGTGTCAGCAAAAAGAAAGGCGATTGATTATGAATGCAATCACCGAATCAATGGCTCTCGCATCTGTCGAGGCCGAAGTCAAAATGTTTGAGCTCGCACAGCGAAGAGCTCAAGTCTACGCCACCAGCACTCTCGTTCCAACTGCGTACCAAAAGAACATTGGCAACGTGATGATCGCGATGAATATCGCGCAGCGAGTGGGAATGGACGTTCTGTTGGTGATGCAGAACCTGCACATCATCCACGGCAAGCCTGGGTGGTCCAGCCAATTCCTCATTGCCGCGTTTAATTCGGTCAAGAACAAGTATGGCTCAATCCGTTACCGATTTGTCGGTAACCCAGGCAAACAAGACTATGGTTGCATTGCCTACACAACCGACTTGGCCAGCGGTGAGGTTATCGAAGGAACGAAGATTGACATGGCCATGGCCAGGGCCGAGGGCTGGAGCACAAAGGCTGGCAGTAAATGGCTGACCATGCCCGAGCAAATGCTTCGGTATCGCGCAGCTGCCTTTTTGATTCGCACGATTGCCCCAGAGCTCTCTCTTGGCATGCTGACCGTGGAAGAGGCCCAAGAGCTTCCGCCAGACGATTACTCCCTGCCGGCTACTCCAAAGGCACCGGCTAAAGGTATGGCTGGCTTGCGGGCAAAGCTGTTGCCCAAGAGCGATGAGCCAGCGGTTGAGTCTCAAGAGCCAACACAGGAGCTGGTGGTCGAGCCCGAGGAGGCTCAGCCGACTGCTCAGCCAGAGCAGGCCACGATGTTTCAGGAAGAGCCGGAAGACATTCGGGGGCGGTTCCTGCGACTGCTCAAGATGAGCAAGACCAAAAAAGGCGTGCTTGAGATAGGCAAACGAATATGCTCTGAGCACCCAGAGCACACTGACCTGGTCGCGGAACTGACCGACCAGGCGATCACTGACCTCGAGGGATAAACCCCTTAGCCCGATGACGGAATAGGTAGACGTTGAGGCTTACTCCTTGGCCAATAATTTGCAGGTTCGAATCCTGCTCGGGCGTTTAAATGAAATGGACTTTTCTGCTCAAGAACACAGCCGGTGACAACTCTCGCAGGAGGAAGCTGTGCTCAAAGCAGGTCAAAAAAATCAGGTCTCTCCAGGGCAAAAAAAGCGCTGAAGTCCTCGCCAAACAGTACGGCGTTCAACCGCAGACCATCAGGGCGATTTGGCGACGTCATGCATGGAGATCAATTTAGGAGTCTGAAATGCAAGGACTGGAATTCGACGGAGCGACGTTTGACGCACGGTTAGACTCGGCCAGGCTGACAGGCCAGCTGCTGGCGGTGCATCAAACGATGAAAGACGGCCAGTGGAGGACGCTGTCCGAAATCTTAGCAATCATCGGCAGTGGAGCTGAGTCCAGTGTTTCTGCTCGGTTGAGAGACTTGAGGAAGGCAAAATTCGGCGGCTATCGCGTTGAACGTCGCCGGCGTGGTTCAGGCGGAACGTGGGAGTATCGAGTCGAGGAGGGTGCGCATGGCAATTAGGTTCAATTGCACGTCTGGAATGCACAGCAGGACGCGAAAGCTAGACGAAAAAGACATTCTCTACATCAGGAGCCAGAGAGGTAAATCAACGACAAGGCAGTTGGCTACTAGGTTTGGAATACACATGAACACCGTGCTGAAAATTTGGAAACGACAGTCATGGAGTTCGTTACCGGAAAGGAAGTGAACGATGAATTTTGAGGTAATCATCATGGCCGCGTTTTGCGGTTTCGTTTCTGGTGGCGTGTGCGTTTGGTGTGCTTGGGCGCACGCAGTAACTAAGGATTAAAGAATATGGAAATGGGAAAAAACAACGACGACAAAGAGACTTTACGCTTTTCAAACGGCCCGTTTCAACAGGTCGAATCCGACGACGATGAATCTTTGCAAGAATACGAGGAAGATGTTTTCTCGGCTCTCACTTCGACGGCTATCGGCAAGTCAACTGTTGACCCTTTTGACTACTGCCTAAAGTTAAAAACCGGCGAGGTTATTCGATACATCGAGGCGACCAAACTTCATAGTGATTGGCTGCATTTAAGCGATGCAAGATGGGACGGAGGGGTCAGCGACGACCACCCAAGATTTCCGCGAGGGATTGACGTGAAGATTTCGGAAATTGTTTGGGTTATGGACGCCCCTTACGGAAGTTGATTTTTGCACCGTGGCGGAAATGGTAAGACGCAACCCGACAAGGGGAAAGCTCCTGGTTCGAGTCCAGGCGGTTCGGTGCAGCGAGGTAGAGCGATGGAATCACTGCACCATCGCTGCCGGTTCAATTCCGGCCTGCATCGTTTGTTTTGTTCAATTACAGATTTGTCGGGAGGGAATGATGAGCGAGTGGAAGTCGATTACCGAAATTCCGGACAACTTCTGTGGCGATGTTTGGGTGTTCTCGAAGCACTTGGAAAAACCGGAACTGGCGAACACCTATCGAGCTATCTGGGGCATGAATCAAGACAAGCGGGTATTCCAGTCAATTTATTCAGCCAACGACAGCGAAGGACTTAACGCTGAGTATTTCAAGGACGTTTCCCATTACATGGAGGTCATTCCTCCAGCACCACCAACAGAGGTTACAGGCCAATGAGCGAGATACAAGCTGGCGATGGATGGCGGTTGCTGGGGCCGGATGAGCCGGTGGATGGTTTTGGCGACGAGTACGGAAGGCTGGACGGTGTATGGTTCAAAGTGCCGTCATATTTCACACTTCGCAAAGCGTCAGAGTTTCACGCCGTTCGCCGACGCATCCCGGCCAAGCCGGAAGCGATGGAGATTGATGGCTACCGAGCAAGCCTCGACAACGGGTTTATGAAAATTGAAAGTTCGTTTAATCGCTACTATTTTTCGTCGCGCACGGAGGCGATTCGCAAGCTAGGCGAGTGGTGTATCAGCGTTGCCGAATGGCGAGAGGCACAGGAAGCGAAGTAAGCAGGATTCTGTAACGAAAATGACCCAGTTTTTGTTACTGAACAGAAAGGAGAAAGAGAGCATGGAGAACGGAGACACAACCAAGCCGGTTGGCGTGACTGGCGCAGAATACCGCAAGCAATGGAACAGGTTAAATAGCCATAGAATGCGAGAAGCATCGCGTCGGTACAGGAAAAACCACCCAGAGCGTGCAAGCAAATTTCCAAGGGAAGTTAGGGAACACTACCGAAAACACAAACGCAAGTTCTACAAGCCGATCTACTACCGCGATTGGGATAAGGCAGAAAACCGCAACAAACCTTGGACAATCGAAGACCAAAAGCTGGTCGAAACGTTCAATGGAACCGACCGAGAGCTTTCCAGGATTATTGGACGCAGTATTCAAGCGATTCAAAAAAGACGGTGGTTGCTGCGTCAATCGAACAACTCGTGAAGTTGGTTAGCTTGATTAAGGAGGTTTGAATGTGCGGACGAAAAACGGAATCGATGACCCCCTGGGTGCCCTGCGACTGCGACGACTACTGGTGCCAGGTCCACGAGCAACACACTAGTGAATGTCCGTGCCCTGGAATCGATTGGTGGGCCGAGCGCGACCTGGACCCATACGACGACGTGACGGAGGAAGTGTTCCAGGAGCTCAAGGAAATGGAGCCTGAA